AGATGGTAAATGGATTCAGAAAGCCACTGCATCTATCAAACGTAGAGGTACAGAAGGTAAATGCACTCCTATCACCAAACCTGGATGCACTGGTAAAGCTAAAGTCTTAGCTAAGACATTCAAGAAAATTGCTAAAGCTCGTAAGGGTAAGTAATATAAAATGGCATATGTTTATAGACATATAAGAGTTGATAAAAATGAACCATTCTATATAGGTATTGGTAAAGGTGATGGTTATGAATTCGAAAGGGCTTATTATAAATCTATAGAAAAAAGAAATAAAATTTGGATAGATATTATAAATAAGACATCTTATGAAGTAGAAATTCTATTTGATAATATTACTTGGGAAGAAGCTTGTCAAAAAGAAAAAGAATTTATCACTTTATATGGTAGAATAAATTTAGGTACAGGAACCCTTGCTAATATGACTAATGGCGGTGAGGGTATGGTAGGAGTAGTTAGATCAGAAGAATATAAGTTAAAATTATCTCAAAGACAAAAAGATGGAAAAGCCTATTGGTTTGGTAAGAAATTTACAAATGAACACAAGGAGAAAATAATAAATTCTTTAAAAGGTAGACCTGTTTCTGAAAAAACTAGAGAAAAAATAAGTAACTCTTTAAAGGGAGAAAAACATCCTCAATACGGAAAAACTAGTTATAAAGCAATAAAAGTAATTGACACAAGCACAAATATTATATATGACTCTATTACTTTGTGTCAAAAACATACAAATTACAAAAAACTAGTTGATAAACTTTCTGGAAATAGAAAAAATAATACTCCTATAATTTATTTAAAAGATTATAATAATAACTTAAGTGATTCATGAATTTATTAATAGAGTAGAGGTTTCGACTCCAAAAGGAGATGGTGTGCTATTTTATGTAATAGACTACGGTCATGAGACAGACACAATATACACTGTAATTATTAACAATACAGGTGAAATGTGGCAACTTAGACACAAAGACATTATTGTAAAGAACAATATAACATTCGGAAGAAATGGCAACAGTTAAAAAATCTGCAGCCTGGCAAAGGAAAGAAGGTAAATCAGAATCAGGAGGATTGAACGCTAAAGGTGTTGCAAGCTATAGAAGGGAAAATCCAGGTAGTAAGCTCAAGATGGCAGTAACTACACCTCCTTCAAAGTTAAAGAAGGGTAGTAAGGCTGCTAAGAGAAGACGTAGTTTTTGTAGTAGAATGTCAGGAGTTAAAGGACCTATGACAAAACCTAACGGTAAACCTACTAGAAAATCACTGGCACTTAAAAAATGGAACTGCTAACCTATTAAAATAAAAATATGGCAACTGTAAAGAAAGTTAAGAAAGCACAAGATGGTCTTAGAGCTAAAGCTGATAACACTAGTGTTAAAAAACCTGTAACAAGTAAAGTTCCTGGAACTAATTATAAATATTTAGATAACTGGACTGCGTCAGGAAAAACACCTAGTTCACAAGACAGTGCTGAATATAGAAAAGGATATAGTATAGGAGTTAGTGGAAGAAAACCAGGAATATTTGAACCTTTACGTACACATATTGGAGCACAAGAAGGTTTGGAGAACAGTAAAAAGTATGAGAAAAAGAAATCTGGTGGAAAGGTGATGATTAAACGCGCAGATGGATCTGTATCTCAAAGAGGACTTTGGGATAACATCAGGGCTAATAAAGGATCTGGAAAGAAACCTACAGCACAAATGCTCAAGCAAGAAAAGAAGATTAAGTCACAAACTAAAAAGAAATAATAATGGCAAAGGTATCAAAAGCTCAAATGGGCAAAGCTGTAGTTAAAAAGAAAGCTGTTAAAGATTCAGTTGAAAGTGAAATGAATCCTGGTAAGATGATTCCTAAATCTGCTGTAACCAAAGGACCATACATCACTACTAAAAAGAAAGAAGAAGCTCCTAAGAAGAAAATGAAAGATGGTGGTTCTCTTGGAATGAAATCAGTGAAAGCTGGTTATGACAGCAATCCAGGTGTAACTCGTGCTGACATCATTGTAGCTGCTAAAAAGAAAGCTAAAAGTGGTGCAACTCTTGCTCCTTCTAAAAAAAGCGTTTCTTCTAATCTTGGTGGATATAAGAAAGTTCTTGGTAAGAACTATTCAAAAGCTAAGAGTGGAGTAAAAATGATGATGGGTGGTGGTAAATGTAAATACGGTTGCTAATGACATCAGGTAAAGCTAAGAAATCAGGTAAGCCACGTAAAGCACCAAAGGTACCAGCTCCTAAACCAATTAATGGTAATTATATGAAGGAGTCTGATACAAAGTTACAAAGAAAGAGTCCTATGCTTCCTATGAAGCAGAAGAGGCTTTCAAAATAATTGTCTTCTCCTGCATCCCAACGAACTGCACGCTCAGGTTGATCCTCCAGTTTCTAGAACTGTGGTCTTAAAGAAGAGTCATTTCCCCCCTATAGTCTCAGTATTATAGGTCTGCTCCCACTGGGAGAAAAGAAAAGCCCTCAATTAGAGGGCTTTTTTATTAAATGTTTACGATCGTTTTATAGGAAGAAGCATTTGTTGCATTGTTCATGTAGAACATAAACTCCTCATTGTTCTTAGCTTCCTCAATAGAGAATTCCCATGGGTAGTGTTTGGCTACATAAGGAAATGTAGTGGATGAACCTCCTATGAAATACACAGGGGGTTTATATAAAGCAAATGTAGTGTCTATTTGCACTTCAAGAGCCACTCCATCCTTCTTAGGAGATTTGACCCATCTATCTTTTTCATATAAATGAAGACGGTCGTAATAAGGAGATTTACTTTCCACTCTCTGCCAGTCCAGACCAAGCCCCACCTTATCTAATTGTAAACTATTGAGTTTGTCCAATAGATAAAGTAGGGTGTCTTTTGGTGTATCATTTAGACCAAGATCTGGATCAGTTACAACATATGGAACACCTTTTAAGCTTTCTACCACTCCTGATATCCAAGGAGCAGCTACACCAACATTGTTATTTAATCTTTCTATTCTACAGGGATTAGTAGCATACCATTCTAGTAAAGGTGGATAGGTGGAAGCATTGTCCACAATAATTATTTCTCCCACTCCGTCATATTCTTTTATCTTCTCCACCATAGCCTTAGGCCATGTGACAAAGTTACGGTTGTTTATTATAACAGGAATCTTCATCGTTTCTGAATAATAAGAAGCTTTGTATCAAGCAGTAGGGTCATAAAATAGGACTGACCAGCTATAAACTCTGTAACAGTTTTAATGGTCTCTTGCCTATTAGCATGTCCTGCATGCAAGTCTTCAATGAAATAATATCCTCCAGGCTTTAGATGTTGCCACAACATCTTAAATGATGCTGTAATATGATGACCTACGTGGCTTCCATCATCTATGATGAAGTCAAATGGACCACCGTTATTAGTAATCTCATCTATTATAGAAGCATCTGTCTGATCTCCAATATAAATGTGATAGGGATTGGGTTGTTGTATCCATTGATTAACGTTCTCATCTATATCAATTGCATAGATTTCTAACTCTGGGTTATATTCTTCCCACATCCTTAGAGAATCTCCGTGATATATTCCTATCTCAAAGAGCTTGTACTTACCAGCTTCAGGAATATATTGATCATACACTTCTGTATATCCGTGTTTTTCAAAATGTTCTGTACCCTTGTCAGTTTTCTGACGGTTAGCAATATCTGTAAGTCTTCCCATAAAATTAGTTGTGTACGAATAGCACTTTCTCCACTTTAATAATCTGTTCTTTTGGAAACTTTTGTTTAAACTGCTCTACAAACCATCCATCAGCAGCAAAATCTATTCCTAATGAGATTTGTTGAGCTAAGTCTCTACGGGTGGCAAATGCTCCCATATCAATTTGTCCTCCTGCTGGTCTGCATTTAAAATATGCATAATCATAATGAGAATGCACCATATCCCAATAAATCATACCCACTTCCACTTCACATAATGATCTAATCTCTTTAATGAAATTAGGAGTGTAATAATTGTCATCACCAGTCATGATGATGTATTCAGCAGTGCTCATTTGCTTACCAATTTCTCTTGGTGTGTGTCCCCAATCATTATATCTCTTATCTGTAACCGTATAGGTTATCCTAGAATCATTAATAGATTTAATAACCTCTAATGTTTCATTGAGATGATCTGTCCCATCAATAACAACATTAGCTCCCCAGTGCCCATCGGTTTGGGCAACTAGGGATGCTAACATGCATTTCAAGGGAGCTGGACGATTATATGTTGGAATTATGAAGTCTACTAGCATTGAAGTCTTTTAATAGTTGAATATAATCATGTCTAAAATAAGGATCTAACTTAATTTCTCCTGTTGGAATTGTTCCTTTAACTCTTTGGAGCTCAATGTAGGCACTGTGTCTTTGAATAACATTAGGTGAGCCTTCTTTATCATGTCCTTGTCCAGACATGTGATAGCCTCTACCACCCCACATATAGAACCAACTCACTTCATCATTAGGAGGCTCTGCAAGAACAATGTTTCCAAGACTATGCATCTTTTCTACAAGAGTCATATCATACCCAGCATTCTCAATAGGATGCCTACCAATACTTTCCCATGCCTGTTTTGTATAAACAATTCCAGAGTTTCCTATCCATGTAATGTCTGTAATGTTTGGATCGTTATAATACACTCCTTTCTTCCAATGTAACAGATTTGTTCCAGGGGTGAAATATTTGGCTATGTTCATCAGATGATTAGGCATTGCTATATCATCATCATCCCATTGTACAATGATGTCAAACTGACATTGCTCTACAGCAAAGTTTTCTTTTTCACCTATTGTATCAAATGTTTTGTCAAGATTTAAAATCTTCACATCTGGATGATCATACACCAATTTCTGAAGAGGGTAATCGTTAACAATTACCAACTCCTTCTTCCCAGGATATTCCTGTTTGAGGAAAGAATTAAGAGATTCCTCTAGAAGATGAACTCTTCCATAGGTGATCATTTTACATGAAATAGACGGATAGTTCATTATATAGAAGTCAATTCAAAAAATCTTTTAGCGTCTTCTGGTTCTAAATAGATTTCAGACTGGAAAGTGTTACGCTGCCTCTTAACACCTTTAACCTTGTTAGTACGAACATCTACATCAGGAACCTCTTGGGATCTTTCATGCAAGTCATCTAACAGAATAAGAACACGACCGTCCTCAATTCCTACGCTTCTTACTACTTTTTCCATGTTAAAGCTGTCTCTAAATTCGTTGTACACAGGGTTCTCTGGTGTACCACTCTTCAACTCTTTGCGAGTGTAGAAAAACTGATTCTTCATTATAATTCGTATTTGATTTTTAATAATTCACGTCTTCTGTTAACTTCTGGATACTTATATACATCCCTTTCAACATTGTCATGCTCTTCTAATGTCAAAAGTATGATATTTTCTTCATCAAACATAGCCTGAGGATATTTTTCTTTTGGAAGAATGTGATGAAAGAATACTGACATAGGTTCTTTGCCTAAATAATCCATGCTCACCTCTGAATGGTGTGGTCTTTTTCTCCAAACACGTAAGAAAAACTCTTGCATTTCGGATATTTGTTGAATTTCCTCTTCAGATTTGTCAAGTTTTTTGCTAGAAGAAACAGCTAAAGGCTTTTTTCGTTTATGAAGAAAACAATACTCAGTTTCTGCATTTTTTCCACAGATTTTACATTTCATCTTTTTTTGTACTTTTTTAAATATTGAATAGCTTTTTTCATAACATGTTCATATTCCTTAAAAAAACCTATACCAGAATTACAATTATTACACAATAGTCCTCTTACTTTTCCTGTTATATGACAATGATCTACACAAAACTCCTTAGGATAATCATCTTTATGTATATCACATATTCCACAAGAGTAGTTTTGTTCTTTTAACTTTAAATCATACTCTTCTTGAGTTAAATTGTACTTAATCTTTCTTTGATAAGCTTTATGGTAATTGATATTTCTGCCAATATGAGCACAAAATTTACAAGGAGAATTAAATCTGTAACGGTTAGTGTTTTTATCAGCTTTTATATGAAATTCACTAACTGGTAACATTTCATTGCATTTATTACATTTTCTAGTAGCACCAGCAGCTATTAGTTCCTCTAATTTTTCTTTTGTCATATCCTCTTTTTTGTAAAGATATAACTAATTTTTCATATTGTCAAGAAAAATGTCAAGAAGTTTTATGTGCAGAAAACTTGACATTTCTGCTTCATGTTACACCTTGTTGTAAGTTTTAAATTTAGATCTAGAGTTGTACATATGAATTAGGAAGTTTATCCTTTCTTTCCATTCTGCAACTTGTTTCTTCTTTCTACCGTCGATTTGTTTTCCTTCTTCAAAAAGCTTCTCAATCTCTTCGTGTAGGTCTACAAGGCTAATGTATTGTTTGTTGAACAATTTTAAATCATCTTCTGCTACACTGAGGATTAATTTACTCTTCGCCATACATTCTATATTGTTTTTCCATTAGAAATAATATCAGATATTCATCACGCATTGTTGCTGTTTGTGCAGGAGATGGAATGTAATATAGAAGAATAGCTTGTAACCAATCATCAGGAATGTCTTTGAGAAGAACATATTTCCCAATAACATTATTCCATCTATAGAAATACTGTCTAATGATAGAAAATGGGTGGTCCTCTATGAACATACTAAAATCAATTACACTATTCTCTTCACGCCACCCCCATCTAGCATAGTTTAATCCCCCATCCACCATGGCATTCCCACAAGAACAATGCTTGTAGTCATGACCATAGTAGCTTTGTATATTGTCACCACATAGATTACAATGTACAGAGTTATAGAATAGGGTTTTCATCTTAGTTCACGATTAATGATTCCAGCCACATTTTAGCAGCTTTCATTGTAGTGAAATTCTTGCTAATGCGTACACCATTTACATACTTCCTAGCTCTGTAGGTTCCGCTAATGGTCTTGTACATGTTTGTTGTCTTCTTTTTCATGCTATTTGGTTTTTATTGTTATTTAGTTCCTGTGGATCCAAATCCACCCTCACCTCTTTCTGACTCATTAAGACTATCCACTTCTTCAAACTCTACATTCTCAATCTTCTCAAAATAGATTTGAGCCACTCTTTCTCCAGCTTCATAAGGGAATGGATAAAGCCAAGCGTTATCTGTAACATTGGTAAAGACTGCCATCCATTCTCCTCTATAATCACTGTCAATTATTCCTATAGAGTTGTTCATAATCCAGTTATGCTTTGTAAAATTACTACGTGGAACCAATACGCCTCTATAGCCCTCTGGAATCTCTGTAGCAAACCCTAGTCCTACATATCTCTTGTTAGGAAACTTAGCATTATAGGTTACGCTCTGTGCGTAAACATCAAAACAAGCAGCATGCAAACTACCCTTTATAGGTAGTTTTGCATCTGGGTAGAGTTTTTTAAATTTCACTTTTAACATGTTCTTCAGATTTTATTTCTGTTTGTTTAATTTTAGATTTAATCTTTTCTTTAATGTCGTTATAGAACTCTTCGTTATCTAACAATAGTGCACTAAATTGCTCAAGATCATACTTAGTCTCTCCAAATGTAATGGTTTTACCCCACTTCTTGAAAATCTCAAACTCACTACCAAGTTCCATAATCTCTTTCTCCTTATCAATTCCCAGACCATAAACAATCTCAAATTGATGAACTTTGTAGGGAGGAGACATTTTGTTCTTTGTAGCCTTCACCTTTGTCAGATTTGCATAGTTTACGTCACCCTCTTTCAACAAGCTTTTGCTCACCTCAATGCGACAGTCTGAATAGTATTTCAGCGCATGTCCACCTTGAGTGGTAGTGGGATTACCAAACATTACACCAATCTTCTCACGGTATTGACTGATTACAATTACACAAACATTGTGCTCAGCAAGAGCAGATTTCATTTTTGGATAGGCAGAGCTATTCAACAAAGCTTTCCTACCAATAGAAGAATCTCCTACATCACCATCCAACATCTTTTTAGGAATCAATGAGCTGTCACTATCTATGATTACAAGATCAATAGTTCCAGTGCTAATCATTTCCATAGCAATATTAAAACCTTCTTCACCGCAACTAGGCTGAGCAATTAACATCTTTGTAGTGTCTACACCAATAGTTTCAAAATACTTCTTATCTACAGCATGCTCACCATCTATATACAATACAACACCACCTTTCTTCTGACATTCTGCCACAGCATGACCACATATTGTAGACTTACCTGAACCCTCCCATCCCATAAGTTCGTACATCCTACCTTTAACGAATCCACCTGTACCAAGTGTAATCCAATCAAATCCAATACTTCCTGTGCTGATTACATCATAATCACCTTCTGTCTTGCTGTCTAATGTGAGGATTGTACCTACACCATAAGTCTTGTTCAACTTGTCCATTGCATCCTGGAACTTATTTCCAGTTGGTTCTTTTGTCTTTGCCATAGTTTTTTTCTTTTACCAAATATACAAAATATAATTAATCGGGCCAAATAATAAAAAAAGAGCCCCAGGATAGAAATCCCAGGGCGTAAATCGAAAAACAGATATACGTTATAATTCTTTCTTTTTCTCCAGTTCTTTGTTACCCTTTACAGGGGGCTTTGTAAACGGACAATGCCTACATTTGTTGCCACAGCACGTGCCCCTCTGTAAAAAGTAAGCTTCTGTGAAAATCACTTTATCCCCATCGAGATAGTAGTGTACGTCTCTTATAAATTCTTGTTTCATTAGATGTTGATTTCACATGCACCACCTCCGCATGCCTGTATAGCACCAAAATCAACTGAATCATCCATTTCAGTCACCTTAGTTAAATCAATAGATGTCAATGAGGTGATACGTTTGTTGTATTCTTCTTCAGTAATGTCCTCGAAAGGTGCTTGAGAATAACTACCTCCCCAATAGGGCAATACCGACAAACCATTATACACTTCACGATTGTTAAACATCCAATTTCCTACAATTTCCCATTCATTATCTTCTCCCTTCTCAGATGGAGTGTAATTAGGTGATCCATCAGGAGTAATACAAGTTGAATATTTTCTACTACTATCAATAGAAATTGTAGCACTTACGTTATGTGTATTATCACCATTAATGTGTCCTGGTTTGATCCATTCTAGAGAGAACCTTTTAACACGTTCTAATGTGTCAATAGCTGTTTCTGTCCTGAATATAGATCCTTCTGGGGCTTTAACAGGAATACGTACACAAACTGTGTCTGTAGGTCTGAGGACATCATCTTCACAGAGCTCTGGATGATTTACCATTAGGTAAGCTGCCATGTCTTCATTCTTATTAAACCTCATAGTCCTGAGGTAATAAGGAGCATGCCATGCATGAATACCACTAGCTGTACCTAACACTAGACTGGTTGTACCACTAGGCTTAATACATGTAATCCTAGCTGCCTCATTAGTTCCTATTACATTACTAATCATGCTATTCATCACCTTGGCTACATGTGCTGCTATGTCAAGATCATACTTAAGAATCTCACCAGATCCTATTCCTGTCATACCAATTCCCAATAGAGCATCCTTTTGTGTTGTCTTTTGCCAAATTGGACGGAGATAATGAAAATCTGTAAACCCAGCCTGAAGAGTTCCAAAGAATGCTGCTGTAGCAACACGCTCATTCAAATCCTCTTGACTAGTTACATCGCTTACATTCACCTCACACAGGTTACAGAATTGATATGGTCTGAGAGCAATCTCACAACATGGATTAGTTCCCCAATCTTTATTGTTTGTCCAATAGATTCCTGGTTCACCAGATCCACTTGCTTCAATCCTCTTCCATAGAGCATTGAATTCTTCTTCACCTACCACTCCTCTTTCAAGTACAGCACTGTTATTAGCCCTACCACGCTGCTCATTTAGCATATACCACTCACCATACTTACATGTTACCATTTCCTCATCATCATGGCTAAACAAAGCAATCATAGCACTTCTGCGGATACCACCAGCAAGTACACTGTTAGCAATATGACAAAGCATATCATGACACTCTAGAGGTGTGAGATGTTCCCCTTCTTGTTTCCTATCAAGAATAGCTTGTACGTGAGACAAACAAAGCTTAAGAGGTTCAGGACCAGGAGCTTTACCACCAGCTGTAATCAATCTAGCACCCTTCTGACGGATGGATCTAAAGTCAAACTCAGGCATAAACTTTCCCTCTAAATAGGCTTTAAACAGCACTTTTACAGCATCTGCCCATCCCATAATAGAATCTTCCACCAAATAGTGCCTTTTCTTGCCTGTTTTAGTGATTGCAGGAAGTTGTGCTACATGATGCTTCTGTACAGAATATCCAACTCCTGTTCCTCCTAATAGCAAGAACATAGTTTCACTGAAGCTATGTAAGCTATCTATTGGAAGAAAACAACAGTTATAAATCCTTGAATTGTTCACTTCAGCAGCTGGACCAGCAAATTGAAGAGCTCTCATAGAAGGTAAGATCTTCTTATCCCTGATCATTTTAGCACTACTTACAATAGCGTTTTCTAATTTAGGATATTTCTTAATCATCATACCCTGGTACCTGTCTACAATTTCATCCCAGGTTTCTCTGCGTTTTTGTTCTGGCAAATATTTTGAATATTTACTAAACACGGTTATTTTACTCAATGCGTCCAATCCTAAATCCATAGTTTTTTTTTGTTTATTAGTTAAAAAAAGGGGATTGCAAACTTACTGCAATCCCCTCTAATAACCAAGACATTTTGAAAATTCTATCTAACTAACATTCTTATTTTCACTCCCAATTCCATATCATTTGAAGTGGTTTTAACAAGATTGATTATCTCAGCATTCTGGCTAATAATCTTCTCAATGTACAATGTAGCATCTTGAAGTTCCTCTTGGAGATGTAATAGATAGTTGTCGTGATTGTTTTCATATAACGTTGTGTTATACTTTCTTATTCCAACAGCACTTCTCTGTTGAAACTTTTCAATCACTTGGTCTACAATTGGGTCTGTTCGCATATTTTATCATTTAATAGTTTAAACGCATCTAGAATAGCAATCTTCTCCACTTCCTTCCTAGTGTCATACCATACAACATCTAAGAATTTAATATCTCTAGGATATATTTTGTAAGAAAACTTATCATTTGATACACTTATTTCAATGTATATTTGATTTTCATCAAAAACATCAAATAGCGCTCTTGGAGAACCGTCAATGATTTTAGCTATTTTATCATTGCCAACTCCCATTTCTCTTACAAACTCCTTAAAGTTTTCAGGAAGACTGTCATCATTCAAACTTTTTAACATAATTTCTAGGTAGTAGTTATTTACCACCTTTGCTGCTTCTGGATACTTCTCTAATGTTTCTAGCATGGTTCATTATTTTTTAAACGTTCTGCTCTTTCAGCCCACCAGTCTCTTTCATACTTAATCTCTGATATAGATATGGCATCACCCATATCCATCTCTTCATACTGCGCACCGTATTTATCACTCTCAATCTGACAAAATATAATAGCTTGGTCTACACCATGCTCATAAATCACTTTTTGTAAAAACTCTTCGTTATACATGTTCTTTAAGTTTATTAATGTCTAATGTTTCGTTTTCTTCTATAAATCCTTGCCAAACTTCCATAGAATCATCAAATTCTACACCAAGCTTTTCCTCCCAGAATTTCTTCAAATCCTCTGTCTTATTAAATATACGATATTGCAAAGAAATCTCATCTTTATGCAATCCGTTCTTTTTAATCTTGATGATCTTTGGAAACATAGCTTGGAACTCTCTTGATGTTTTGGAATATTTACCCATCTTTATAAGAGAGAAGTCCTTTTGAAACTTCTTGTTGAGTTCATAAACAACCACTACAAATCCACCAGAATGGTCATAATCATCTACGATTAATTTTGTACGCTCATACTCATCGTCTAGAAACAGTTTGAATTTGTCCAAACTAGTAGGATGAAACAGTAGATATATAGAATTCTTATACTGTACATCTCTACTTCCGTCGATTATATAAGCATTTATAAAACCATTATCTCTCAATCTTTCTCTGTCAACTTTAAGAGTCGGCACCATGAATATACTTGTAATAGTTTTCTTAAGCTCCATTCCTACCTCCTTATGTTTACTAATCCATTAGATAAATAATTCTCTCTTGATATATTCCATACATCATTCTCCTTAGCCCATTTCAAATCTTCAATTAGACTAGTTACACCTGGATAGTTACGTCCTTTATGCTCAAATCCAGTGAGAGCATCCTGCATGTCGTCTGTATCAAGTGTGTAAATCAAAGGATTAAAATAGTTTGTACTGTCACAAACGATAAACTTTGGATATTCTACATAATAATCTACAATATCAAGTTCTTCCTTAAACTTAGTACAAGCCACCCAATACAGATAGGCTTGAATATATGCTCTTCTATAGAGATAGTATTCTTCATAGAATCCTTCTACAGCCCAAACACATTTAAGGTCATAAACTTGTACAGTCTTGTTGGTATGATCGACAATCAATTTATCCATCATACTCTTAAACTCAACTCCTCCAACTTTATATCCTTCTATCTGCACTTGATTGAACACTTCCCATCTTGCGCTGTTTATAAGATTAACCACTTCTGCAGTGACACTATTAGTCTTCAGTTCTGTCACAATCTTTTCAGAATTTGTGACATCTTCTGTTGTAATCACTGTTAGTCCTTTGCTTCTTACAGTTCTGATTTCATTGTAATAAATCTCAGCATCTGTTCCTACAAATTTACCAATTACAGCATCAAATTTGATTTTGAAACCGCTTTCAACATATGCATCTTTTGCAATTTCCTCAAACTGCCTGGAAATATTACCAAATTCATCTGTAGCATCTTTAGTAAACTTATATAAAGCTTCTACAAATGCAAGCATTAGTCCTGTAGGAGCTGTTGCGCAGCTAGACATATAGAACCTATTGTCAAACTCTTCTGGTTCTAATAGCAATGTTTCTACAATTCTACCAATTGTAGCAGCCTGGGTGTCCTTATCATCAATCTTCTCTCCAAGAACATACTTACGATGGTATTTCTTTCTGTCCATGGAGAACTCTTTTAATGAACTAGAGCTATCCATTTCGATAGCCCTGTACATTGCTTCAGTTTTCTTCTTTCCTTCTATCATACTTAATTTGTTTATAAGATTCAATAATACTATTGTACATCATTCTCACTTCTCTAGGGACATTCTTGAAGAACCATCTACATTCTATTTCATATTCACTTCCTTCAGGATCTATAATCCAGAACTGATGTTTCTTTCCTTGGTATTCTATAACTCCTTCATACCAAGTTTCAACAAATGATGGTGTCTTCTCAACAGCAATGCTAATTTCATTCTCTTTTTCGTTCTCTTTGTTCCACATAATGTGGTTTGGGTCTTCTTGATCGCTATAAATTGCCATTCTTTTCGTTTTGAGTTTTAATATTTCCAAAAATAGCCTCCAGCTGTTTTAGCTATTCCAGATAAACAATTTCTAATTGCTCCTCTATGAATACTTAATTCTTCTGAAGGTTGTTTTGTACCATTCCATTCTTTAACTAAAGTGTTATCTAAAGAATATTGATAAACTGTTTTACAAACTCTTGAGAAAGCATCAATGTTATCTTTTTTATACAATCTCCATTGAAATCCTCCAGCTGTAGAATGTCTCTCTGAAGCAGCATTGTAAATATCACAAGGATATTCTTTGATAGCATCTGTAATACTTGGAAAAGACTTTAAGTAATTACCATCTAAATCATATTGATGAACTTCTTTAAAGTGAGCTTTTAATCTAGATCCTTTTGTCTTAGCTCTCATTTTTTCAATAGTCTCTTTAGAAAGTTTCTTACCTTTTCTCCATTCAGACATTTTTCTTTTACTTTCTTCAGAATGTTTAAATCCTTTATTAGATTTTCTATTTTTAAGTATTTTAGCAATACTCTCCTGAGAAAGCTGCTTTCCTTTATTAGATTCACTAATTTTACGTTTAGTTTCTTCTGAACAAGGTCTACCTAAAGTACAATCCATACCAGATTCAGGCATAAGATTAGCAAACTCTTTAGATTCTACTATATTAAATTTTTCTGAATATTCTAAAGCAACAGAATTAACTTCTTCTTCTATAATAGAAGAAAAAACTATTTCTGTTTTAATATCTGAAGATGAAAAATTGTGAGCTTTTAAATGTCTTCTCCAATACTTACCACTTCCTAAATACTTGTAAGGATCCCTTGTTGTAATACCTAAGTATTTCAAACCAATAGGACTTTGTTTAAGGTATAAATAATATGTTTTCATATGACAAATATAACAATAAAAGAGTAAACTACCAAATATTTTATAATCTACTTTCTCTTTCTTTAGCTGTCTTTTTGTCATGACAAATTGAACATAATATTTGTAAACCTTCAACTTCTACAAACAGTCGTTCAACAAACCCTGGTAGGTCATTAGCACAATTCAAGCTTCCTGCAGGAAGCACATGGTCAACGTTAATGTTCTTCTCAGCAAACCATTTCTTACAGCTATTACATTGATATTCAAACTTTTGACGCTTATTAGGACCTTTATACGTTCTCTTAGCATTTAGTTTGCATTGTGTAATAGGCTTCCACCATCTACTCTTTTGTCTAAGACCACTTCTTATAAAACTCCAGAACGCACTCTCTGTCATAGTGCCATTGTTCCTAGTCTTAGGTGCTGCATTTGCTCTGGGCTTTCTTACTGTTTTCTTCCTCATAATCAATGATTTATAAAAAGGGCTTGTAACAAATTTACTACATTTTTGTTACAAGCCCAATTTATTACTTGATTATATTCACCCTGTTAGAGATGGAATACTTCATCTCTTCCAAAGAAGCAACGATGTTCTCAATCTGAACATGTGTCATTGCTGGAATGTTAAACTGATGCTTAGAAGCTTCTAACACAAATCCTCCTTTAACCTTCTCAGCCAAGTTTTCCAATTCGTGAATTGCGAAAGCCTCATCAAGCTCAAGAGTGTCAAAATCAAGATCGTGTAGAATTTCTGTAGACTCTTCACGAGATACAGTCATAATAGGAAGATATTCATAACACCTACCCTTAGCTTCACCAATACCTACAACCTTCATAGGATTGATAAGGATAAGAACAGACTGGTCACCACATCCTACATAATTAATCTCATCAGCTGTGAAATGCAATCCTGCATGTGCACAATCTGCTGTAGACCAATTACACTCCTGTGGAGGCATGTTTACCACTTGTCCTACACGAATGTCAAATGTCCTTGTGTGAGCATCTGTAAACCTATTCTCATGCCTATTAGGAAGATCTAGATAGAGTTCTGTGAGATTACCAATTTTCTCTCCATGATTAATTTGATTCATGTTGTCGCATTGACCTACACCATCACAAAACTCACACACAGAATCTTCATCGTTTTCACAACTCCAATCAATTCCTTGACCATCACAATCCTGACATTCTACTAGTTCAGTTTCATAAAGATCATCCTCATGTACCAATTTATATTCACAATTCTCAAGAAACACAGTGTACTTATCAGGACTCTTCTTCCATACAGCTTTCACTTTATTATAAGCATTGCTTACAAATTGTACAAGCTCTACGCTACCACGTAATGTAACTACATTCCTAAGAGCTACAAAGAAACCTTGTTTTGTAATCCTGAAACTATTCTTATTCAGGAAGTCATACAAATCATTAGCTACTTCTGCCCTAGGATTGAGGCAACACCACATAAAGAATCTCTTAAGAGCTTGATACTCTTGATCATCTGTTACATCATTGTATGGATCTACATCATAGAGGTCTACCAATTCAATGAACTTCTCTACAAGAAGCTGTGGCATAGTTCTACCAGTTCCAGCCAGCTTAACAGAATTACCTTCTATTTCAAAATCAGCTAGTCCTTCTAGCCTTTTGATTCCTTGCTGAACAGCTTTAATCCTAGCAATCTCTGCTTCTTGCTTTCTCTTCTCTTCCATTACAGTTGAATCAGCACAAATACTGTACAAAGAACCTTCTGTCCTAGCATTCACTGCCGCATAATAATCATCCTTTGTAGCATTTGGTTTACTCAATACAGATCCATCATTAAGAACAATTGTTAGTGAATCATTTACTAACTTAACATTCAAATAAGGCTTCTTGTCTAAATCAACGCCTAACTCTTTCTTTAAAATCTCATTCTTGAGCTGTTGTTCTTCAATAACCAAGTTTTCTAACTCTGACTGTCTTTTGAACCATGATAGCGAAAAAATACTCATATACTTGTTTTTAAAAGTTAAGGAGGGGATATATTGTCCCCTCCTGATAAATTAAGATAATTCTTCTACATCCACTGATGCTTCTGCAACCACTTCATCATTCAATTTGATGTTGTAGTGTTTCCAGTCAACACGCTGTTTGTAATACTTGAAGAGATCACGAACTGCATCATTAACACCATTGCTATTAGACCCATATCTGCTCATCATACCAAACATAGGTTTAAGGAATGGAAGCATTGCAAACACATCTTTCACTTCATTATAAACAGAATAAACGGAAAGGTCAAATAGATTTTTCTCTTCAGCCAACTTAATGATAGATTGATATAAAGAATTATCACCGCTTAGATAATATTTCTTTTTGTAACTATCCAACATCAACATCTTCTTATAGAGTTCTGTTGATATGTCACCAATTTTATCTATTCTATTGAACACTTCTGCGTAATCTTTAGTCAGCTCATTAATCAAATAAGCTGTAGCTGCTCTTTTAAAAACTATGTGATCTCCTTCCATAAATTTGTCTATATGTATCCAGTTATGTAAATCTATTTCTTCCATGCGCTTAAGTTCTCTTTCAGAAAGAACCATGAATCTAGTGCTATGAAATGGAAATACAGAAAACATCTTATCAAATGTAGTTTGATGTGTAGAGTTTCCGTAAACCAGCAAATAAGGATTCCTATGGGCATTCTTCATTTGAAACACGGTGGGAACAAATTTAGCATGCTGACCATATACAGCTCTCTCTAGAGCTGTAGCCACCTTACCTGTCAATTCACCCTCAAGTTTCTTCCTTCTTTCTTTAGGACCAGCAACACCATTGGTGAAAGAAACCTTCTTCTTGCTATCAATGAATGCTTGATGAACTTCGAGAGTGTCAAGATTGATAAAGTTAGCTGTAACACGCCTAACCATCTCCTGGAACTCCTTAATTACATTTCTCCATTCACTCTTTTGAAACTTGTTAAGCTGAAGAATCTTGTAATAGTTCTCATATCCTGCAAGAGCCTCTTTATCAGTTCCCAATTTGAAACTCTTTTCCTTCTTAACAATATACTCAGTGTATCCTCTTTTATTAATACTCTTCAGGTATTCTTTCTTAATACCACTAAGTCTATCTGAATAAACATATATCTTCTCACCATACCTCCTAGATAAGTCCCAATAAGAGCTAGCTTTACAGAATCTTCCTCTAGACACCTCATGTTTCATTACATATTCACCAAACATGGATTCCCTGATGCGATTGTAATACTCAACAGTTTGATAATACACACCATCTACCTTTGGAGATGCAAAACCTATTGTAGCATACTTGGCAAAATAGGAAACATTCAAACCATTTTTACCAAACAAGTTAAGGTTTCTATCTGAGTTACGGAAGTGCTCCATTGCTTTCCATATATCGGTTGTATCTTGTACATTTTCGTTATACTTCTCAATAAAGAAATTAGCTACACTCTGTAACTTATTCATTATCACAGCTTTAGCTTCTGTAGTGTAACGAAGAGATTCTCTGTTTGGTGTAGGAAACAAACCATCTGTCAAACTAAATCTAAGACCAACAGGAAAATAGATAGTGTCTATTCCAAGTTTAACAAAATCAATAGGATAGTAGACATTGTCCAGACAGATGTGCAAATTACTATTTGCAGACAGAGGACTCCATTGAAAATGATCATGCCTCATGATGGTGAAATCATTATCTATACCATCAACATTGAAATATACATTCTCAAAATAAGCCAATTGCTCTTTAATCTTAGTTACAAAGCTGCTTCTGTCATAGAACCTAACAGGAACAATCACCTTTACACCATTCTTTTGGTCTGTAGAGGTTTCATAGAGAAGATCGATTGTGTTTACATCTTCTCCTTCATACATCATGTATTTACGTTCTACGCCATTCTTTCTACACACAAAATAGAAGCTGGAGCAATAGGCAAGAGGAGCTTTAAAGCCCAAGCCCATCATACCTAACTCGTTGGCTGAATTACGCTTTGTACTCTTACCATACTTACTAATGATGTTCTTTACATCTTCTGCATCTAGACCAATACCAAAATCTTCTACAGAGAACTCATAATTGCCATCTTTGTTTGCACCAAAAGATACAATAATTGGATCTGTGGTCCCAGCTCTTCTGTGACTGTCCAGTGCATTAGATGCACACTCACGGACAGTGGAGCCTATATCATCTGAATACAGATTCTTACTTAACATCTGCATCAAAATTTGAGCAGAATCTAAGTCAAGGGACATACCAATTGAGTCTTGTGTTTGTTCTCCTTCTTGAAGAACTACAGCTTGTGTTTGTTTTTCTAAGATCATTTTATTATGTTTTCTAGTTTCAAAATTTCAATTGCTTTCTCGTAGTTTATTGCATCATCTTCGTTATATAATATATCTGGGGTCACCTTTACCACCCTATATTGTGTATTATCTCCATGTATGTAAGCTTTGTAAAATATTGGTTTTTTACCCTTTTTACTAGCACTTTCAGCATTATAAATAATACCACTAGGTGTGTAAAACTGAATTGTACCTCTACCATATCCTGCAAATAGTCCAAATTCCATACAATGTGCATAACTAACAAGAATAGGATCACCTATTTCTAATGTTCCGCCTAATTTAAGTTTCATTGTTTTTCGATTTAAAATGGCACATCATAGAGCCACATGATTTGATAATTGTTGTTGTCTTTAAGCACTTTGTTCACCATACCAAACTTTCCTTCTGTGTCCCATTCAGATTGTTTATATGCTGCAGATGCTGGATGAGACAAAACAAAATTCCAAGCAAATGGACTTGTATATTTCTCATACTTACTAGCATCCTTTCCTAAGAATATTGTTGGTACACCTGTAGGCGTAACAATCTCCTCTAGAACATATTTGGTAAATGGTTCCCAGATGTCTATATGACTTCCTGCTTTATTCATTTCTGTCGTAAGAGCAGCATTGAACATAAGAACACCTTGCTTAGCTAAATAACTTACATCTGCTAGCTTCTGATATTTGAGATTGAGTCCATCAAATAATTCTTTCTCTACACCTTCATAGAACTTCTCTAGAGAAGGTTGTAGTTTACCTGTATTACTACAGCCCATAAGCAGACCATCTGCTACAGGATTTCCATCTTTAAATGTGTGATAGGGACACATACCCATCATCACCACCTTCAAATCATCCAATGAGGTTTCTTTAAAACATCTATAAGTAACAGAAGAAGAAGGTGCAATTTTCTTGCCCCTCTTTCCCTCTGTCTTTAGATATTCATAGATCTTATCGCACTCCTCACTTTCAATAAAAGGTTGCATTTTACTGTGCCAACTCTCGTGAAACTGATCTCTGAATAAATCCCATTTCATAATTAAAACATTTCTAATTGAATAAGCTCTGCAGGAATCTCAATAGTATTTTCCTGAACTGTTGTATTAACAAATACACCACTCTCGTTCACAAAGAAGTTATGAGCTTTAATGTGATTGTTCATACGAATAGATGGATGCAATTCCTTCATAGCAAATGTGGCGTAGTTATACAACTCCCACATGCTATCTGGAGCACCATAATTGTGTGTAGGATTCTCTAGCTCTCTAGCCATAATGTTCATCTGTGTAGAGCTAATGAATTGCTCTTCAATCAACATTCTACCAATGAGCTCAGCCTTAACACGTTTGGTCATTTCAATTTGCTTCATAGCTTCACGCTCTGTTTGCATTTGTTGGAATGTATCACCAGCTTGTTTGATGTATTCACTAATAGCATTTGGTGTGAATTCCTGTACAGATCCTTGGTGTTTCTTCTTGAAAGAACCCATATCACCATGAACCATACCATTCTGACAAATGAATATACGTGCACCTATTGCAAACTTAAGACTCAATGACTTGTTATAACTGTTCTGCCAACCAATTTGCAATTGCATTTCTTTATCCGCAACGTTTCTAATACTAAACTGACCATTAGCAATAGCACCACCTTGTGCCATTGAATAGGTTTCTTTGTCCAATGTAAATCCTGCTTTCTCAATACTGTTCAATGTCAGATCAATAAGACTAGCATGTGTAATTGGTTTGTAAGTCCTTGTCTGTTGAGGAACTTCAGCTGTCATAATCATTCCTCTGGTTGTGTTGTACGTTGGTGTTGTGCTCATTTGTTTTCTTTTAAATAGTTCTTGAAATAACTGTAAACTTCTGGAATATGTTTTTTATAGTAAGGCTGATTATCCTTACACCATTTCTTTAGATCATCATCACTCTTAAAAGTTTGATATTTGATCATTGGTAATAAATCATCTATAAAATCCTGGGCAGTCCATCCCTCCCATATGTGTCTGTTTAAATTACTCATTCTTGTGTGAGTTTAATTTTAAAATCAAAATACCTACTTAATATACCTTCTAGGCTTTCTATACTTATACATTCTACCTCATCTCCTTCAGATGTTGATAGAAATTCTACTTCTGCCTGAATAGCGTCAATTAATGCTTGTACGTTCATATCAATCCTTTTTTCTTTAAATAATCTTCTATCACTCCCATTCCATGTTTCCTACCAAGATCAGCCCAATCTTTGATTCCTTCTGTTAGATACTTACGTGGAACATTTGCATATCCAAAGTTAAACAGTTTGGTGATTTGCTGACTGTTCTGTACGCCTGTAACATCACTATCAAAGCTTAAGATTTGTTTCTGTGAATTAGCTTTCAGGTAATCGACATTCTCTTGAGAGAAACATGCTATACCCTCATTCTGAACAGCACAGCTACATGGGAATATCTTCTTCATCACCATATAGTCTTTCTTGCTTTTGTTAATGAATGCCACAGGACAATCAACTATGTCAGCTTTACCATCCATAGCTGTAATAGGTACATTGTTGGGAATCCATTTGTTCTTCTTATCTCCATACGGTCTATAGATCTTCCAATGTCCATCATACAGATAACCAAACGTAAGTTCGCTATCGCTAATGTAGAACAATTGTTTGTTCAAATACACCTTCTTAATGGCATAAACATTGTTAGCTTTAAGGTCGTCTATAGATTGGTGATATTTGTTCCAGTATTCAAGTTCTTTGTTTGTGAACTTTCTTGTTACAGCCTGAATCAAAGCTGAACGCTTGACAATTTCTGGTTGTTTATACTGAGAGATTATTTGTTTATAGTCCTCTTTGGACTCACCAGAGGTTATACCAAGATCAAAATCTCTATCAATCATCCTTAGAACATCATCATGTGTAGGTAGATTGAATAGCATTTTGACAAAATGGAAACAATTACCACGCAAGTTTGTATCTGCAAAATCAATGAAGGATATAAATCCATTCCTGTTGCTGATTAGAAAAGATGGATGGTTCTCTTTCCTGAATGGAGAATATGTAACATGATTTAACTTCCAAGACTTATCAGGCATGTAAAATCTAAAAACATCATAATCACTAATCTTCTCTAGAATGGCATCTGCTGTAAGATTTATCTTTTTGTTCCCTTTAATCATAGTTACAAATATAAAAAAAAGCCCCTATATATTTCAATAGGGGCCCTTAATTCTATTAATCAGTTTGATTAATAATCAGCTCCATCTTCAGAGATGACAGCATCAGATGCTACCAAATTATCTCCTGAGTTGTATTCTTTCATATCCTTAAGAATATAGAAGTCTTTACATCCATATTCACCAGTTACACCAAGAACAAACCTTTCGTGAGGCTTCAAGTCTTTGCTTTTCTTAGACCTAACGCTGCTCAATACTGATGGATTGCTATAATCAACCAACCTGAATTGCTTAAGATTGTAAGAAGCAAGGAAACCTCTATTGTAAACAGACTGATATTCTTTAGTGTCATCATCTTTTACAACAGTTTTGATTGTAGCAAGAGCTACGACAGTTGTGCAATACTCTCCATCAATTTGAGATTTCAAATCTTTGAGATTACCCTTCATTAGGGTTTTCCAATCAAGCTGAAGAGTTGTTTCTGCATCACGGTAGTCAAGATTACCCAACCATGTCTTTACAAAGGTGTACAAATCCTCTTCTCCTGTAAATGCTACACGATAATCCCTATTTGCAAACCAGTTAGGGAGATTGTTAGCATCATCAGCCCAAGAACATGTACCAATGTTGTTAATGTACTGCTTCTTAGTTTCGTCCTTGTTAGTCCTTTCTTTGTCCTCAAGAAAAAATGTCACCTTAAACTTGTCTTTTTTCTTAATTTCCTCAAGCCAGAAATCAACACGAAGTGTAGTGTTACCATCTTGGCTTTTACCTAAATACTCAACAGCTTTGCTGTCTTCTTTCAATTCCATACCAAGAATGTCTTTGTACCATTCCATAGTGGGATTGATTGCAATTACACTAGCCTCAAATAGACCAACTTTCTTTGCATACTCTCTCTGTTCTTGTGCTTGTTCTTTCTTCTTTCCTCCAATGTTACTCATTGTTTTCTTGTTTTTGTTTTGTTATTAATTATAATACTCGTCTAACTTTTTACATACATAATCCAAATTGTTTGGTATTTTAATTTCATCAAACATACCATCTGGACTTTTTGCTGGATACTTTTTAAACCTATTGGTAATTAAGTGATAGCTTGCTGAACCATCTTTGTTCTCTTCTACATGTGTATATAGACAAACTGTCAACAATCCCTCAAGAAGCACCTGATTGTCAATCATCTTACCTGCTGTCTTAATCTTATATCCAATAATCTCACCACCATCTTCAATCGTTTCAGGATGTGAAAGATAGAAAATCTTGATATCATCACGAAGTTTCCTAGCTTCTCTCATAAGTTCCACCATATCCCTAGCCATTACAGAAAACTTGGTGTAACCAATCTCTGTAGCTTTTGATACAATGTTAAAACCCATGATGTAATTGCTGTCCTCAATGATGATGTTCTTGATGTGAGGAGCTTTGTCTGAAATAGTCCTAAGAAGTCTTGTGATCTCATTAGCATCATCCACTTCCTTGTAATTCTTGTTTTCTGTGTTGTACAGCTTTTCTGATCCTTTGAAAGGAAGTTCTTTCTTTGCTACATTAATGATGTAGGTTTCCTTAGGATCTAAATGTTTGATAGATGTGGATTTTCCTGTGCCTGTAGCACCAACAATCCCAATTAATTTGCTTGCCATGTTTAAAATTGTTTTTTAGTGTCCTCCGAAGATACGATAAATTCTGCAGAATGCAAAATATTTCTTACTGGTTTTAGTATACTTGGGTCACTAATAATCTCAAAATAAAGTTTCTTTGTTTTGAACTCATGCATTGAAGAAGTGCCTGATAAAAGTTTACCATCCACCTCGATGTGATACCATGTTTCATTACTAAACTGATGATCTTTTGTCTCAATAATTTCTACTTTCATACATATCTAATTTTACTTTTGTCAAAAAATTCTAATGCCTTCTTTAGCCATTTAAGCTCTACTTCTTCTGTAGAAGATATGATGTATATTTGGGCTTTCTTGTCTGGATTGTTGTATTCCATAGCCATACATCTATTAATCTTCTGAGCAAGATTCTCTGCATTACTATCGAAGTAGTTGATAATCACACGATTAAGTGGTTTATATGTAACACCTGTGTTACCTATCTTCACTACAGCCATATGATTACCCTGTCCTTCTGTAAAATCAGTGAATGTTTCATCATCCTTAGACTTACTGTGATGTGATGGTATCCCTAGAGAATCAGCTATTTTAGTTGTACCACAGAAAACAAGAATACGCTTATCTTTATGAGCATTCAATATCTTCTTGGTCATCTTTAATTTAGCTAAGCTACTCTGTATAATTCTCATCCTGGCTAGCCTAAGAAACATTGTTGCTTTTCCTTGTCTCT